ATCTTTATCTGGATAAACGCCTTCTACTACTGCACCTGCTAAATCTTTTATCATTCCGATTGGTTGTTCTTTACCAGTACCAGCTACAATTGCTAACTCTAATGCAATCGCCATTGATTCAAATAAAATTGCTCTAACAAATTTATCTAACCATTGAGGTCCTAATTTTAACATTGCTTTACACACTGGAATATATGCACTTAACTTATATAATCCTGTTTTCTCTTTTTTAAATGACATCTCTAATTTTTTAGTAATTGTAGCACTAAGTTTTCCCCACCAAGCTCCAGCAATTTCATCATTTCTAGTAATCCATTCTGTTACACCAGTTGTATTAACAAAATTAATTTCATTCAACAATTCATGATTCTGTTTTAATTCTTCAAACACTCTATCGAAAACTGTAGATGGCATTAATTCTTCAGTACCTTCAAATCCTGCAGCACCGATAACTTCGTTATAATAAGTTTTTTCTTCAGCAGTTAATGGATTAAGTCCACGCTTAACCATAACAGCGTTATTACTAATATCCTCATTAATTGCCTCTTTTGCCTCTCTCAAAACTTCATTTTGAATATTGTTGGCCATTTCAATTTGTACCTTTGCAAAAGCTTCACTATCACCACTCTCAATCGCATCTTTTATTTTTTCTAATAATTCAACCTCTGTTTTGTTTTCAAAATCTTTATTCTTCATTGCATTTGGCATTTTGTTACCTCCTAAATTTTTTTAATAAATTAACAACATCGTCATCATTTTTATTATTCGCACTTGCACTAACGCTTTTGTACTTGTTTAATAAATTTTCTTTTAAATCATCGTTTTTATCATCACCATTATTATCATCTTCATCTTCATCATCTAAAATGACATCACAGAATCCAAATGTTAAACATTCTTCAGCAGTTAAAAAAGTTTCATCTGAGATAAGTCTTTCTAATTCCTCTTTTTCTCCTACAAAATTATTCATATAACTTGCTTTAACAGATTCATCAATCTTTTCCATATCTTTTGCTTGTTTCATTAATTGATCAGCATTTCCTGAACAAATAGTCCATGCTTTATGAATCATTTGCATTGAATTGGCATACATAAATATTTTATCTGCACCAGTAAGAATAATACTTGCACCACTAGCAGCCATTGCATCAACTATAATATTTACTTCGCCTTCATATTTTTTTAGCATGTTGCAAATTGAAATACTTTCAAATACATCACCACCATTCGAATTAATATGAATATTAACATCCTTATTATTTAATTCATCCAACATACCTTTTACTTTATTAGCCGAAATAAATTCTGAATCTTCATTATCCCAAAATGATTTTTTTCTAATAACTCCATACAAATACATTTCTGCTTTTTCTTTATTTGATTCATTTTTTACTAATAACTTATTTTCAATCTTTGGCATATTTATTTTAGGCACTATTTCACCTCCTCTCCATCATTTGTTATTCTTTCATAATTCTTAGTCATCCATCTTGTTTTACTCCATTCAGTTTCTAATGGTTCCATTCCAAGAATATTTAAACAATCATCTATTGAATACGATCCTATTCTTAATAGGATGTCTAACGAACCTGCAACATCTTTAATATCTACATTTTTAATTCTAGTTGTATCAATTTTTAAATACGTTCTTTTAAGATATGCTTCCTTTTTATATAATTTTCTATTAATCTCATCAGCTAATAATTCAGTTAAAGGATTGATACAAAATGTTAGTAAATTGTTAACTGCTTTATCTGTATCTGCTACACTACCTTTAATTAATTGCGGCGGAACCTGAAAAGCTATAGCTATAAAATCAAATATATCATCAACAAATAATCTTACATCTCGCCCTTGATTTCCACCTTTTCCACCAATATTACTTGATAGTTCTTTATATTTTAATCCATTTGTTAACGGTAAAACTGCACCGCCTTCTGCTTCGAAAAACCTTTTAAACTTATCATTTAGAAGATTCTCCATCTTTTCTTGTGCATCTTTAGTTTGCGGATAACTTGTTGGAATTTCTAACGCACCTCTTCTAGCATTGTTCTTTTTATAATGCTCTTGGCTTGCTGCTATTAACTTTGAATAAGAAGTATATATTCCATCAATAACCTTTCTAATTTTTTCATTATGCAATTCAAAATGAAAAACATTAGATTCAAAATACGTTCCAGTTAATTCATAATCATCTATGACTATTTTTTTATAAACGTATTCTTTAAATGCATACTTTTGGACATCATAACTATCAGCAACATAAAACTTTCCGTTATTCTGAATAATCAAGCATTCATTCTCATATACAAGTTTATTAATAACATCTCTCCAAAATTTGCTGGCCGACTTATTTTCATTTGGTTCTACATTAAAAAGATAATAATTTTCGCCTTTTATTTCTTTTCCTTTTTCATACGTTAAAAATTCACTTCTAGCAACTGCATTTGATATTAAATTTACACATGCTTGAATTGCTAATTCCTTATAATATATTTCACTAACTAATTCCCCTACGCCTACATCCAACTCTAGTGTTCCATCTTTTGAAAATAAACCACTAAACCACTTAATTAAATCCATACTCACCTCCTTCCATTAATAAACATGAACATCATACTCAATAATATTATCTGATACTTGTATCAACTGATCATCTTGAGTTAATGCATGTATTAAACTAAAAAACCCATCTGTTTTTCGCAGCTGGGGTTCGATTTTTAAATATGTTGTATTTCCTTTTTTATCAATTTCAACACAGGTATTATTAATATACCAGCGCATTGTTGGATTATCTCCTAATATTAATATTTCTTCAGAAAATATATTTTCAATCAATGGTGCAACTTTAGCATGAGTTATTGGTCCGCTTCGTATCTGTTTTAATGGCAATCCTAATTCAGTAAATTTTGATTCTAATAAACTAGCTCTATATGAATCACATACAATACCTTGAATATTATAAGTTCTAGCCATATCTAAAAACCACATTGCAATATTTTCTGCACTTATTGCATCTCTCTTAATAATTGTAATTAATCCTCTTTTTTCCATTTCTTTTACTGGAAATTTAATTTGACGACTTTCAATTTCTAAAGCGGTATGACATACAAAGCTATGCTCTATAAATATTCTTTTATTTTTTAATTTAAATAATAGTCCTACACTAGCAAAATCTGTTGTTCTCGCATAATCAATTGATCCAATACAATTCATACCTTTTATTTCTTCAAAAGGTATTTCTTGATTTGTGGCCAAGATTTTTTCCCATGGTGCTACAACTACAAAATTATCTTGCGCTGGAAAATTCATTCGCTTAGTTAAAAAATCTTGCGCTTTATGTGGTTGATATTTCATCTTTATAAATTCTTTTTCCATCTCTTTTTTTAATGTTGGAAAATATGGTAATGATGGATTTGCTTTTGGCCATAAATCAGGATTTTTATATTCCTCTTTTTCATCAATTTTATAAATCAAAGGTAATAATCCTAAATCTGTAATAGTTCCATTAAGAATATCTTTTGCTAGATTTAATTGATCATCTAACACACCGCCCCTAACATATCCATTTGTTGTAATATAAAAAGTTCTGGAATGTTTTCTTTTTCCAAAACCACTTGTAAATACTTTTATAGTGTCATAATTTTCATATTCATGAATTTCATCAAATACTAAACAAGCGGACCTTTTACCATCCTTTGTTTTAGCATTCGAAGTATTAAATTTAATATATGATTTTGTTTTTTTATTAATTATTAAAACTTTTGTTTTAGTATAAAATTTCTTTAATTTATCCCATGCTTCTTCTAATACTTCATAAATATCATTAAATGATGTCTTTGCCTGGTCTTCATTGTTTGCAATTATATCTACGTTATAACCTTTAATCCCATGATAATGTGTTGTAAAATACCATGCTAAAGGTGATATAAACCCATTTTTACCATTACCTCTTCCCATCATAATAAAAAATTCATCAAATACTACCATATCAGTTGATTCATAATAACAATGTACTATTGCAAAAAGGAAAAGTTCCCAGTCTAATAATTTAATTCCAAAATATTTTTCTGTTAGTTCAACAGCTTTATCAATCATTTTTGATTTTATTATTACCTCTGGATTTTCTAATTTCACTACAACATATTTCATTGCTAATTTAATTTCTTTAGATGATACTACTTCACCAGTTTCAATTTTATTTATATACGAATCAATATATGGATGAAATTTACATTTCTTCATCAGGATCATCATCATTTTTAATATTAGCTGCTTTAAGTCCTAGTTCATTTAAAATAATTAACATTTGCCTATTGGTACGATTTAACTCCGAAATAGAATCATTTTTTTTATATCCAAATTGATTCTCGCCATTTTGATAACGAACTGATACACCTTTTTTCTTAATATCTTCAATTAATTTATTTTTTATTTCCCACATTGCAACATAATCATTAATCAAATCAATATAATGAGCTTCAGTAATTCCATTGCTTTTTAATTGTAATAGCAAACTTTCTTTTATATGTTTTTTTCTAATCATATACTACACCACCCCACCCCCCACACATCATACGGAAAAATAGAAAATATAAATTGAAAGGATTTCCCCTCGGTGTAAATACTCCCAGAGAAATTGCGTTTTTTTAACCCGGGGGGTACTTCTTTTACCACTTTTCTTCAGTAATATATTTCTTTTTAACTCTTCTAATCAACTTCTCAGGATGTTCTTTATTATGACAGCTATTACATAGGGAAATAAGATTATCATTTGTTAAAGCCAGATAAGGATATTCTTTAATATGTTTTTTATGATGAACACATTCTGCTTTATGAAATCTACCTTTGCTTTTACATATCTGACATTCATAATTATCTCGTTTTAATATTTCTTTTGATTTCTTTCTCCATGTCCAACTGTTATAAAATGCACTAACATTATTATTTTCTATTTCTTTTAATAACTTATTTACCACCATATTTATCCCTTTGAGTTATCCTTATCTTATATTGTATCCAACTCATTAATTTTTTTTCCTACTATATAAGGCATTAAATTTTAACATATCAGTTAGATGTTGCTTATTTATATCTAACTTATGACTAAATAAAAAAGGCTCTAATGCTTCAAAAGATTTAATTACATCAGATAACTTATATGTTCCAAAATTATATTTATATAATGTGAACGCCACTGTTCCTAATACTGTATTATTATTTTTATACTCATCAATAATAATATCTGTCACATCATTTGATTTAAACTTTCTACTTCCAATTGATGATTTTGTTTCTACTCGATAACCTTCTTCATCAAGTA